TGGAATAGATCCAACCTTCATTAACTGGAGTAGCTAATGTCATTCTATTAAATTCTTTATCGGTAGCCCAACCAGAATCAGACACAATATCTATCCACTCAATCCTGCACTTTGAATACGGGATATCGTTTGGCTGCGTAGTGTTTACGACTAGTCTTTTCCTTCGGGGTTTTCTCCTCTTCGGTGTTCTTGTCATAGTAATAGTCCGGATTATGCTTCTTATTAAACTCCTTCATGAAATCAGAAGGGCCTGTCCACCCTGCTTTTCTGCTTATCATATTCTCTCCCTATACCCATGAGAATGTGATAATATTATTATTATTCTCATTCTACCACACCTATAGGAGATCTAGAAAGTAATCAATGGAATATTGAAACTACATGTACGCGCGACCCCTAGATAAAAGTGAGGTTTTATGCGGTCCATCACCAGATCACAGATCACATGTGATTGAAAAAATCGATTTTCATTTTTTTCATTATTTTATTTTTCTATAGGGGTATTTTAAATGCGAATGATTATCAATCGCGTAAATCCTGTAAAAACATGATCTCCGATTGCCTAGTCGCTAGAACCTGGACTTCTTTCGCTATCTGCTTGTATAATCCATCTAGCTGCTGGTTGCTTGTCGCTTGACCCACGTCGGCAGACAATAGCCTCTTTAGCCTTTTTTCCGCCACAATCATCTCTTTCAGGCGCCATTTAATAAAGCCCTCAATTAGATCCATATTTACCTACCTTTTCCAGGAACATGTGCTGATATTTAACAAATTCCTTTCCTTTTACTACAAATTTTTGGAAGAAACAGTCCGGTGTACACATTAAAATGACACCCTGCCTGATTTGGGTCCGATAGACGTAGTTATGCGCCACCGCGTACGCCGCGACCTGCATAAAATAGTCCTCCACCCATTCCTTCCGCTTTGGCCGGTTCGATTGCTTAAAGTCGATGATGCTATCCTCATAGTCATAGACCCCAACCATGTCGGCAACCCCGGCATACAGGCCGGGATAATACAACGTAGTTTCAGTTCCCCATATTTCAGACAGCTTGCCGTTTAGTCCTTGCTTTATAACTGTCTCGGCCATGGGTTTCGCCACCCGACCTGTATCCGTTAAATCCAAATGTCCCGTATTACCTACGTATTTCTCCAGATAGGTATGCATTGCTGTCCCTCTTTCAGCCGCTTGATTCTTGATCCTGTTCGCTTCGTCCTTGCCTTTAAGCAATATCCATTCGTTGAGCTTCCTTCTACTCTCTTCGCTCTTCGTCGCATCGAGGATCGTTGTAACACTTGGTAATCTCTCTTCACCTATCTCGTAAGTCCTGATTCCATCCGTTGTACTCCTGGTACAAGGAGGATATTTATATAGTTTATTCCATTTCATCAGTGCCATACCTTTCTTTTACAATTCTTAAAAAAGCTTTAGCCAACTTGGGTGTTAAATTGTTTTTAGTCCTATTATAATCCCAGCAAGTAAAAATTAAGTTTTGATGACTATATCCCATCCAAGAAAGTATTCGATCTTTGGAAATATTGGTTTCACATCTCTTATATTTTTCTTTTTTATTAAACAATGATTTCGTAGTCATTTCAACGCCTGTTGCAGGGCACTTCATTCCATAAATCTTTTTTTGTTCCAGCCAGTGGTTATAAAAATCATCAAAATCTTTAAAAGAATTATCCCTGTCACCATCCTTAATAGACTGCCACAATGTTCTCATAAAACCTCTTTCAGTATTGCGACGTTTTTTTCGCTGCGCTTCATATCTTTCTATATTATTTTCTCTCCATGTTAATATTCGTTTGGTTAAGCTTTCTTTATTTTTTTGATAGTATTCTTTATCGTATTCTTTTTTATGTTCTATATTATTTTTTCTCCATTCTTTATCGTATTCTTTTTTATGTTCTTTAGTCCACGTCATTTTCTATTCCTCCTGCTCCACTTCGTCCAGGCCCAGGAATTAATTTGTCCTGAGACTTTTTGGATCCATAATAAAAGTTTATCAATCATATATGACGGTCGCCAGTCCGACCTATGAACGAAAAAGGGAGTGAAGGCGGTCGGACTGGCTTCAGGATTCCGCCTAACCCCAAAAACTTGCCTGCTCCCAACTCTAAATTCATTTTTCCTCTAACCTGCTGTTTAAATTTTTTCTAAAATACGGATTAGGTGTTAAATATTTACGCTTGTACCAATTATAAAATTTTTCATCTTCAAATAATTCATGCACCTCTGGTGCGGACACTTGATCCATGCGTATGCAATCTGCATATTTTTGATAGTCGTTCTTTTTAATCTGCACGGGCCACCTCTGCTGTTGGTTTATACCATTCGTACTTAACCGTTAATTCTTCATCGACCTGGATGTCTTTAATAACAATGAGATTCCATGCTACATAGTTAAATTTATTTTTTGAAATGTCTTCATTAGTGTATCTTAATTTTGTTTTTGAACAGTTAGGGTCATCAGCATGGTTTAAAAAACCACCAAGGGGGGTGCGGATAATTTTTTCACCTAGTTTAAGGTGGCTCATTCCCAGGTTGGCGCCTGCTTTAATTTTTTCTTTAGCAAAGATTCCAAGATCATGGATGTTGGAAAAGCCGAGTCTTAGTTTTTCTGGTAAGGGTCTATAGGTTGGTACAAGTCCGAAGCTCATTTTCTTCTCTCCTTTAAATAAATAACATCAGCTTTTGGCCTGCTCATTAAATCTTCATCAGTGTAGTGGTCGATAAGCTGTTCTATTTTATGTAGCTTAGTTTGTGCATGAGGCCATAATAATTTAGCTACACTATAAGCGTCTCGATGGCTGCATCGCCAACGCCATTGTTTTTTATAATGAGGTTTTCCGTGGGGTGGTTTGGTTTTGTCTAATACTACGACAGTGCCTACACCCAATACTTCATGCAGCCATTTAATGACTGCTTCATCAGACATAGCTATTTCCATAGTAATTCGCCAGGCTTTGGTTGTTCTAGTACCGGGTCCTTTCTTTTTTTTCTTGGTCATAATATATTGCTTACACATAATGCAGCCTTCTCCATCAAACAGTCCGGCTATGTATGCAGCATCTGTCTCAGTTAACATATTCTTTTCTCATTACACATTTATATTCTCCTTTTTTAATTGGAATAAATCCAAAAACTTTGGCTATCGATTGAATTAAATCTATGTTGTAGTCTGGATAATCATCAAAACAAAATGTACTTCCCCGGTGAACACGTTGAGCAAAAAATACAAATTGTTTTATAACGTCTTCAGTTCTATGGGGCCCATCAAAATGAACGCATGTATACTTTTCACATAAAATAGATTTTTTATTATAGATAGGAATACCGTCGGCGTAACGTTTCATAAATTCTTGGTCTGTAAGATTCATTAATTGGAATTGAGGATAATCTAAAAAATCTTTCCTTAGTTGTTCTCTCATTTTATTAGTATAATCTTTAGTGTCGGAAATATCATAATCATAATGGGAGTAACTTAAATCTCCATAGGGATCGATACCCACATGAAGATAAGTTCCTTGATACTTGTTCCTTATTTCTTCAATCATGGTTTTGGATCCAAGTCCTTCACGTACACCAATCTCACAGGTAAGAACGTAGTCATGCGGCTCAAGATTGTAGCTGCTCTTAACCATCTCTTTTAGTAAATCGTATTCTTCACTGTCTCCCGAAATTGTCATCGACTCCTTTCTTTATTATTTTTTGAATCACTGTCGTGGTAGGATCAAATTTAATTTCCATGTTCTTACAGTTTGTGAGTCCCATTGGAATCAACATACATAACATTAGGATCATTTTTTGCATGCTCTACCTCTCCTTGTGATTTACATTCTTCACACTGTAAAATTTTTTCTACAGCTTCTTTCCCTTGCTTGTAGGAAGTTACTTTAATGTAACCATTCCCCTTGCATCTTGAACAAATTATTCTTTCCATTTTTTTCCTCCTCTATTTTTTGTTTTACTTTCTTTCGTACATGCCCTACTTGTCTCCCGGCATATTCGCATACCAGCCTGAAACGTTCACTGTCTCCCAATAACCATGCTCTTGCAACGCGTCTTGCAAACTTATCGCTGCCTATAAAAGCATCTCGGACAGCCTGATGCAGAATCGCACGAAATATTATATTGTCGCGACTCATGTCAGGTGCGTCAATCTCAGCTCTCAGAAAATGGTTACTTGGTGTTCCCATGAGAATTTGTCTTTTTAGCTTTCTTCATTTCTCTTTTTGTAAGCCATTCGACTGTCTTAGTCAAACTTAATGGTATGTCAAAAATTTCTTTACTTAGTGCCTGTATGTCTTTATAAGTTTCCTTTGAAACTGTGATATTTTTATAGCGTGTTATATCTGTCATAATTTTTCCTTATATATAATATAGGATGATATACTAGAACGAGGTATTCTTGTCAAGATGAAAATAATATTAACTTTAGTTATTTGCTCTGCATTGCACCAATCCTGCCTGGATCCTATCCAAAGAACGAATAGATTTGAGACCTGGGCTGATTGTATGCGTGCAGGCTATAATGATTCATTGGAAATGATGCAGGAACTGGGTGATGCGTCATTAAATAGCTATAAAACCTTTATAAAATTCTATTGTAGCGATAAGCCTTTAGAGAAACCTAAAACAGGGGACCCTGCTTGACAATGTGGCCGAATTGTGTTTAAAACGACGCATCACATCCTTTAATCACTCTCTGTTACTTATTCTTAGGAACAGAGAGGTGTTTTTTTATTAAATAATCTGAGAATTAAGACAAGGTTTAAAATCAGGGCAACCTATGTCCCATTTATGGACAGCTCCTGCTATTTTCCCTTTTTCATTCACAATTCTACGTGGTAATTTTTCTTCTCCATATAAATTAACTCCACATTGTGAACAGATGCCCGTTACTTTTTTAGGAAGTTTGGCCTTTGCTCTTTCTCGTTTATCTTTTTTTCTATTTCTTCTTTTTAGTTCATGTGTCATGTAAGCTTTATATGTCAAATAGACATTACTGTCAATAGGATTATATTGGATTATGTTTTAGCCACCCCAATCGACATCGTCTTCATGGACTACGCAGTTTGAATTTGGTTTAGGTTTTTCCATTTCTTGACACTATTTACATTTAGGGCACGATGCAAGAAAAACGTTGGTATTGCTTGTTAATTTGTAAAGTTTTGTAAAGAAATTATTTACAGATTGTAAAGGTTGTCAACGCCCCTGACCTTTATAGCGCTTATAATGTTTCTTTTTATTGGGGTTTTTGGAATGGCACCCAGGACGTTTCTTATGGGTCTTTTTTATATGTTTATAGCCGTAAAGACCACTAGACTTTTTTCTGCTCACTACTCATCTCAAATTTAACACTGTCTTTCGAAATGACTGCTGGAATATAACTTATTTTTCCATTAATTTTTTGTTCAACATCATGTCCACATAAAGTACATCTAAAAAAATCTCTGCACAGGGAAACTAAAATTGAATCATGGCGACAATGAGGACATGTACCATTAACTAATTCTGCTTTAACTTTAAAATCGTCTCCAAATCCCCCGTGTCCAAAACTCATAATTAATCCCGAATTAATTTTTTCCACTTCGTATCAATAGTAAGTGGTCCGTATAAGGAAGATTGTTTTTTATTGTCTTGAAAAGGAACGGCAATGTCAGTGGTATCTTCTTCATAAGGAGCTCGTCCTATAAAAAAAGATTCGAGTTTTTCTCCGGCTGGTTGGGTTTTAGGTACCCATCCCGGAGCGATATATTTTATTTTTGCCATGTTTTATTTTCCTCGTATACTTAGTTTTATCCTTAAATCGTTTGGAAGTAAAGAACTGAAGTACTCTTGCAACAGGATTCTTTTTCTTTTTTATTTTATACATAGCTGAAGAATGTAAAAGAAAGGACAATTAAGATAAGCATAATCATAATAAATCTCATCCATCTAACAAATCGTTTTCTTTTCCTTTCAGCTCTACGTGCTTTAAAAAGTTTTAAAGTCCTGTACCTCATGGTCTATTACCTCCATGGATGATTAATTACAGTTATTTTTATTTAAATCTACTGGTATTTCTTTTGTGAACCATATCCAAGAGGAAATTCTAGTTCCTTCTTGAGTATAGACACATTTTTCGCCTAATGAAAAGGTTTTGCTACAAGCGCTTACGGCAAATAATAAAACCACGACTAATAATAATTTATTCATTGGAACTCCTTTCACAGCCACATTTGTTACATGAACAGTCTTCATGGCTGAAGCAACGACTCTCGCAATGACATAAATGATTACATTTTTCACAAACTTGTTCAGCCATTTTAAACCCCTAAGATTATTTATTAACTAATGCGTATAATATAAGGATAGCAATAACTATACCAATTGCAGTTTTCTTATTGGTTTTAGCTAATTCCCATAATTGTTTTACTTTTTCCATATTTTTCTCCTAATGTATTTCACCCCAGTTTTTACCAGATTCGTAGTCTACCTTATTAGGTACTTGTAATTCAACTGCGGTCTCCATTATTTTTACTATTTGTTCTGCTTGTTTATCATTTTCTACAGAAATGTCCAGCTCATCGTGTATTTGAATATGTGGAATAATTCCTGCTTTATAGAGCTCTAACATACATTTTTTTGTCATATCAGCAGCAGATCCTTGTATTAGTTTGTTTAATGCTTTGTAGGTATATGCTCGTTTAATGCCTGGCCCGTGTTCTTGTACGGCTTGTTCAAAAGATAAAGGCTTATGAATTCCGAAATAGTTTGGTTCCCATAAATGAAATCGACACAGTCTTCCTAAAAGAGTTCGAATCTGTCCTCGTTGTTGAGCTCGATTAGAAACTGCATTCATTAGTTGTTTAACAAAAGGAACCTTACCATGATAAAGTTGAAAAAGTTCTTGTGCTTTCTCTTTACTTACTCCGAGTTCTGCTTGAAGCTTGGCTTTTCCCATTCCATAAAATAAACCAAGATTTATTGTCTTTGCTTGCAGTCGGGGAATGTCTGCCATATCTGCCACAATTTTATGAAAGTCTGCTTCTCCATTTTTATAAGTATCTACTACGTTCATAGCAGATGGAAGTTGTTGAAGGGATGCATAGTGAACTACTAATCGAGGTTCCTGTTGGTTGTAGTCAAAGCATCCCCACTCGCATCCTGATTCTGGTATAAAAAGGGAACGAATCAGTGGACCTAAGTCCTTATTGCGAGCAGGAATTTGTTGTAAATTTGGATTGGCATAAGAAAATCGTCCGGTTACTGTGCCTCCATCATCTGATCTAATTTGATTTATATCAGCATGGATACGTCCGTTATGCTCAAAGCGAATGATTGTATCAATAAAAGTTGTATGTGCCTTGTTTATTTCTCTGGCTTTTGATATCTTGTTAACCAAAGGATGAGAATGAGAAGAGAGAAAATTTTTGGTAAACGATGGTGCATTTGTTTTTAAAGTTCTTTCGTAAGGTAGTTTTAGTCTGTCAAAAACTCTGGCAATGGATCGTGCTGCCCATATTTGGACATCTATGTTGGTTTCTTTTTTTATTTGTAGCAGGAGTTGCTTTTCTTCTGATGCTAGCTGTTGTTTCACTATATGAGCTTTTTGAACGTCTACGCGAACGCCTTTAAATTTCATATCAACTAGACATGGAAATAAATCTGTTTCCAGTTCAAAGATAGCTTCTAGATCCTGCTTGCTTAATTCTTTTTTTAGGATTTTCCATAAATTATAAGTAAGCTCTGCATCTCTTTCAGCATAAGTTCCTACATACATTGCAGGAAGTTTCCATAATTCTGATTTAGGATCTACTCCCCAGTTTTCAGCGGCTTGTCGTAAAGCAGTTTCTGCTTTTCCCCAGCCAACATATTCTCTTCCTAAACTATTTAAATCATAACGGAATCTATTTTCATTTATTAAAGATGCAGCGATCATTGTGTCAACGACATCTCCTTTAATTTCTATTCCCATGGATCGGATCCAACACACATCGTACATTGCATTGTGAAAAATTTTTAGAGAATTAGATTTGCAAAGGTCCGTAAACCATTGAATTACTTCACTTTTTTCAAGGTTATCTCCTCCTTCATGGTCGAAAGGAAAGTATCCTACAAAGCCTTCAGTAGCTACAGAGATGCCTACAACCTTTCCATTCTTAATTATTGAACCTGAACCCTTGGATTTTAAATCGGGATCCTGTGTTTCTAAATCGATTGCTATTTCCGGACGATCAGTAAGATCAGGAAACTCTGTCGGTTTAACCCATTCTGTTTCAGGTTTGAAAATTAGATTGTTCACGAATAGTCCCTTTCAATAATCATATCTATAAAATGTTTTGCTTTTTCCAAATCTTCCTTTCCTCCTTTATATTGATGGCGCACTACATATTTAATAACATTTCCTTCAGCAAAAAGCAACTTGTTTTC